TTTAAAGCTTTGTCAAATCCAGCCTCAAGCCCTGAAGGAGGAGTGACTGGAATATTAGCTTGAGCAATTGTATTTTGCATACTGGGCATACCAGCGGAACCCGGCTCAATAAATTGATTAGCCGGAATTTGTCCTTCATACCCCATCGGATAGTTTGACGGCGTATAAGCGCCGGGCATCTCAAGCCCCATAGTGTTTACGAGGGGTGAAGATGGAGGAGCTGCTTGAGGAACAGACGTAATACCACCATCAATTACAGGAGAAGTTACAGCTGGAGGCATACCTTGGCCCCCATAAAAAGTAGGTTCTGGAGGTAATGTAGTATTTATAAACTGCCCATTAGATGGGTTAAAAGAACCTTTAGCTGTGATGTCAGCTCCAGAATTCATAGCAGCGTTTTGGACGGCTTCTACCGTAAGAGGATTGTTTGCAGCGGCCCCCTCAATCCCCAAAATGCCAGTTTGCGCAGTTTGTTGGGCAGCTGCTTGCGCGGCAGCTTGTTGAGCAGCGGTAGTAGCGGCGGCTTCAGCGGCGGCAATCTTGGCGGCTTCAGCGGTGGCTACTTCAGCGGCTGTTGCCGCTGCGGCTTCGGCTGCGGCTGTTTCAGCAAATGCAGCAAGCATGATATCATCTATAAGAAACATAATTTTGCCCTTCTATTTGGGTTTTTGATATTATGGAGTAACTGTACCAACTGCGCCAGTACTACTAACGCTCGTTAGACCTTTAGTTATTGTGCCACCAACAGGGCCAACCGCTCCAACTGCGCCCGCACCTTGAACGCCAGATAATTGAACGGGAACTTTAATGCGTAGCAAGTTGCTGCCAGTCTGCAAAGTACCGCCTTGCGTATCCCTGTATACATCGCCTAACCGCAAATTGTCGTAGTCGGCGTCGGTAGGTAGGGTCCCCAAATCTAAATTTAACTTAGCTAAGTTAAGCTGTTGAATCGCGTTAATCTGATTAAAAAACAACCTTAGTACGTTGGTGTACTGATTCATGAACGTTTGATCGTACTGCGTAGGGGCTGCCGGTACGTTTGGCGTATTTTGGTTTTGCAACATGCCCATGGTTTATCTCCTACCGTCTTGACGAATGTCAATGCGGGGCGCACCAAGTTGCCATGTAGTACCTAAATCAGCTGATGATATTTTAAAAATTAGTTGTCGGCCTCGGGCACGGGTGTAAATCTGACCTGTAAATTGCTCAGTAATTACATACGTAGAACTTTTAACAACTGGAGCAGAAGCAGTGCTAGTAACGCCAGAGCCTGAGTTTTGCAACGGGTACAAGGTCATAGTAACTTGGGGCGTGACACTACTAGAAGAACCAGAGAACGTCAGGTCAGGTAGGATGCGCCACACAAAACCAAAGTTGTGTCCGTCACCAATGTCAAACTCAGATGAAGAGATATTTGCCGCAATAGGCAGCACTGCATTTGGGTTTTCAGCGTCGTCTACACCGTCCTCATGCTGAACAATCTTGCCGTTGTATGTTGTAGCAATTGGGTATGAAAGCAGCCCAGAATCTAGCCAAGCTGTTCGCGCCATTGTGCCGTAGTACCAAACGTTTTCAAGATAGTTATATATTACGTAACGGTCAACCGCTGTACTGTTAACAGAACAATAGAACCACCAAACTTCGTTAAAGCCTTCGTTGGTGCTTGCATACACTTGTTGGCTTTGTAGCGCGTTAAAGTCTTGAAAAATATAACGACGCAGGTCACAGTTGAGTGTCTGTACGCGACCATCATATTTGTAAAATTTATCTACGCCCATCCAGAAAATAACGCCAGAGGCAAGCGCCACAGCATTAGGTCCAGCAATAGAAATATTGTCTCCCAGCAGCTGAGAACTCCACACAAACGGGGGGCCAACATACTGCATTGAATACAAAGCCGTGTCAGTAAATACTATAATTTCTTGGCGGGTTTGAATAGCTGTAATAATTTCAGAGCCATGCGAAAGTTGCAGACTACCTGCTTGGTTGGTAATTGAGGGTGTCCACGTAAATGGGTCTTCTTGCCCAGACCACCTAATTAGCATTGGGTTGAGCACAGTGCTGCTGTAGTCATTTGTACCAAACACCAAAATAAAACGAGAAGTGTCAGACACAATAAGATTGTTTTGGACTATAGGGCAATCATCATCGCCTACATCAGCTAAATTGATGCCTCTAGCAGAAATAAATTGCAAGCCAGACTGACCACCAGAAGTTGTAATAGGTGTACCGTTAATTGTCAAAGACACATTAAATGTAGTGCCCGTAGAGTTCACCACAAAATAAACTACGCCAACAGTCAATCCAGTAGGTAATGCGCCTGTAGAAGTAAATGAAATTGTTGTTCCGTTAGGTAAAGAAAACCCAACAGGTAGAGTAATAACACCCGGCGCAGCAATACTAATTGTAGTTTGAATAGGTGAATAGCCTACGTTAGCGCTCCAATAATAAAGTCCTTGGCCACGGGGTCCATAAACTAAATCTTCACCAAAGTTTTGTTGGTTCCAAATATAAAGAGAAGTAGGCTCTGCTACGCCATTTCCCCATGTACCACCACCCCAAGGCCCAGCACCCCAGCCGGTTAACGGTACTTGATAAGAGTTTCCAGTGTTAGTTTCATACTGCGTTACAACCGTACCGCCGCCAGGAGAACCTGAGACGTCCGTTGCATTTGCAGTGGCGGATACAGTAATTGTGTAGTTGTCGTCATCAATAAACGTAATCTGAAAAGTCCCAGTTAAAACAGCCGCTGTGATGTTACCGCCAAGACCTGTAATACCCGATCCACTATAGATAACAGTATCATTATTCAGACACCCATGATCTACTTCATTAATTGCTATGACGTTTGATCCAGCCGTTGCAACAAAAGGATTAGTTAATGTGAGTGTTTTACGTATGGGGGTAATGTTGTAATAAGCACCGCCTTTAAGGATGTAGAAATACAGATTAGTACCTACACCGACTAGGCTATCACCAGCTAAAGTGACCCAATTCCATAACGAACGGCAAACGCCTTGGAACGTATCAAAAGCAAACTGCGTCCAACCACCGATTTTTTCAGGATTACCTTGACGAAAACGAATTTTGTCGCACTCGTACCAGCCGCCTTCGGTGGTATAGCGTGTGTTTTCCCGGTTGACGCCCGGCTTAAACAGAATTTTGGATAATGGCATCGGTCAATCCAGTAAGGCGCACTCAGCAGTGCGGCGTTTTAATAAGCCCGGCAATACCTTGCCGCCACCTTTAGTCCAGAGCATCAGTTGTTCTTTTGCGCCTTCCCAATCATTGGCGTTGATTTTCCTCTTTAACGTAGAGGTTTGCAAGCGCCCAACGCCTAAATTGTAGGCAAAGTCCACGATGGCATTGCACTTACGTTCATCAATAAGCAAGCCGGGGCAGTTACGTAGGACACCGGGTAGGTATGTGTGTTCTAACTCAATCATCAAAAGCGCTCGCGCCGTGGGTTCATCCATCGGAGCATCTTCTAAAGTCACTTTGCGCTTGTCTGCGTAGTAGGTAGAACCGTAGCCGATTGTGGCTACGTTGGCAGGGCAAAGATACGGCTTGGAGCGAAAGCCCTCAAACCGTCTGCACATCTCTGCGGCTAGTTCTAGATTCATAACCCACGCTGTTTCAAAGTTCTGTCAAGGAACCAATAGTTAATTGTCCCAGACAACAGGGCTGAGAAGTCAGGTGTCATCATGGTTTTAAACACTTCTACGGCTGGCGCACCGGCAAGCCATGCGTTCCATGCAAACCATACGTGGATAAACGACCAGACAAACAGCACCCAGTATGTAACCACAGGGCGTACAGAAGCTGACAAACTAGCAACCCAACCGCCTGCGGCTTTAACCATCTCGGCCTGCTGAACGATGGCGTTGTTAAACGCATCCATGACACCTACGTCAATAGCGGCTTCCCGCTGTGCACCGATCTCAGCCAACTTCTGCTGACCGCGAAGCGTTTCTAACTCACACTGGCGGGCAAACATATTAAGTTCGTGCTGGCGCTCATTCTTCTTGTCAAAGAACTTTAAGACTTCGGGAGCCATACGGAACAGGCCGCCAAACACTGATCCTAAAATACCGCCACTTAGAATATCAAACATTGGATTCCTTTATCGTAAACATCAGGTTTTTATGTGCAGGGTAATTGACAATTACTTCACCTTCGGGGCACTTGTATTTAATGTGAGCCATTAACGTAGCAACACCGGGCGTTACTTGCGTGGTAGTGTCAAGCGTAAACTTGTACCCAAACTTGTCCACTGTGTCGCTGGCTGGGCCTGAAAACGTTGCAATGCTAGGCTTTGCTGGGTGTACGACCAACTCAGAATCCCGCACCTCTATTTTAAATGACGTAACTTCGCAGTTATCTCTGAGCTTCTGACGAGCCACTACAACTTTGAATTCGCCATTTGCAGGCGCATCGGATATTTGAAAGTGCTCTGGTGACCATTTGAGGATGTCTTTATTGAACACACCAAACTTGTCGGCAAGCGTATAACCACCACCGATCATGGCAGTTGAGGCAGTTACCGCACCAATAATCTTGGTGTAATACTCAAGTTCCATATCAACTTAAACTCCATGCAATTATGTACGTGCCAAATATTACGAAGGCCACTATACAGGCCGCGGCAATAAATGCTTCAGCCCAGTCTTTCATAGTCAGCCTTAAACTTTGCTCCACCAGCACGTTTCTTCATTTAACACCCAACCATCCCCTTCTGGTTTTGGAGGAATAAACGCATCACGAATTGAATCGTATGTATAACCAATACTTGCATAGTTTTTACGGTAAGGTGAACCGCCATTTCTATGCGTACCAGCAGCAGTGTTGTAGCTTGTTCTTTTGCAAACTTGCCCACGAAATTCGCCATACCATTGTTCCCAATCAATGCCATCTTCGCCTTCGTTTTTGCCGACAATAACTTCAGTAACAATGTTGTTTTCGTCTAAAAATGCGTAATGAGCCATGATATTAAACCGTTACAGTCCCTGTTCCTGCGGTGAATGTATAGGTTTTATATCCACCTGAAGTTGAAAGTGAATATGTCAACCCTGCGCCTACAGTCAACGTTGCTGCACTACTTGGCGTTCTCAAAATAACTATTCCAGAGCCACCCAAGCTGCCTGGCCCGCTAAATGGTGCATTGTCGCCATTGCCACCGCCACCACCGCCTGTGTTAGTAGTGCCATTTGTGCCGTTTGCGCCATCAGTATTTGATCCTGCACCGCCACCGCCTGAACCGCCTGAACCCGCTGTTCCACCATTATCAATACCGCCACCGCCGCCGCCAGCGTATGTGCCGCCAGATAAGCTGTCAAAAGAACCGCTACCGCCACTACCAGAATTACTTGTGCCAGAGGCATTAGAACCAACAGATCCCGCACCGCCGCCACCGCCAGAAGCCCAACGTGACCCAGTAAATCCACCGTTGCTACCACCATTATTACCTTGGCCTGCTGTACCAGCACCGCCATTTAATGTAGAGTTTCCGCCGCCACCGCCACCGCCGGAGCCTCCGGGGTTACCACTGCCGTCAAAGTTGCCCCCTTTACCGCCAGCCGTCGAAGTCACTCCAAGTGCTTGTGAAGGAGACCCAAAAACACCGCCAGCGCCCACAGTTACAGTAAAGCTAGTGCCCGTGTTAAAAACAGTTGATGATGACCTAAAACCACCGCCACCACCGCCACCACCCCTGTTATCACCGCCGCCAGAACCTGCGGCAACAATCGTGTAGTCAAAGTTTACAGGCGATGAAAAACTACGCTGATTAGCAAAAACAGCTAGTAGTGCGCCGCTCATGTCAAGGCGCTCCCTGAAATCAACCAAGTTGTTGAAGTAAGTTTCAAAGCCGTTGCAGAACCATACTGAGCCAAAGTCCGTGTGCCGGTTGTTCCGTCTTTAGCCAAATACATTGTGTCGGTTGTGATTGCAATACTGATGCTTGTTGCAGACATATTTACAAATGTAACCGCAGTTCCAATCGGATACGCGACAGAACTGTTTGCAGGAATTGTATATGTAGCTGCGCCATCGCCCAAGGCGTGAAAAAGGTGTTTGCCTGAGTCTGCAAGAACCAGCGTGTAGCTACCAGCCTGTGCGTTCTGAGGTATGTTTAAAAAACCAACGGAGTTTGTGCCATCGACCGTGCAATTGCTCAATGTGCCGGATGTTGGAGTGCCAAGAACAGGGGTTACAAGTGTTGGGGATGTTGCAAACACCAAAGAACCTGTACCAGTTTCATCTGTAACCGCAGAGATTAAATTAGCACTTGTTGGAGTTCCAAGCCAAGTTGCTACGCCAGATCCAAGTGATGTAATCCCAGTACCACCAGAAGCTACTGGCAAAGCCGCAGCCAGCGTTACGCCGGAGCTATTGACTGTAAGTTTGGTAACCCCCGCCGCTTGTAAAGCTAATTCCCCGGAGGTGTCCGCTGTAATAATTGCGCCTCCAATAACGGTATCCGCACTGATGGTTGTAGTCATGTGTTACTCCATAATCCTTAGTACTCAATCATTACAACACCAGCAGAACCCGCGCCGCTAGAACTAGCACCAGCGCCAGCAGCACCAATAGTTACTGTAAGAGTGTTTCCGGGAGTTAGACCAGTAAGATACGTAATGGAGAAGCCACCGCCACCGCCGCCGCCACCACCGTTGTTTCCGCTCCATCCGCCACAACCGCCGCCACCATACGCACCACCTGCGCTACTACTTTGATTACTGGCCGCTCCACCACCCAGAATTGTGCTTCCGCCTCCACCAGCAGCGCCCGCTGAAGTTCCTAGTTGCCCGCCTCTTACACCGCCACCACCAGTACCGTTTATATCGCCACCTGACCCACTGCCGCCAGTGCCTCCAGAACCGGGGTTATCCCCACTTCCCCCACCTCCACCACTAGCAGAACGCGTCGTAATTGTTTGGGTACCTGAAGCAATAGATGTAGTTCCGCCAGCGGAACCTGCACCGGCTCCTGCGTAGCCACCGCCGCCGCCGCCACCGCCAACTACAGTAACTTTTAATGTAGTCTTGCCAGTTGGAATTGTGAATGTCCCAGATGAGCTAAATACCGTCATTGCGGAGAAGCCACCAGCGGGTGTAGACCAGCTAGGCGCGGAAGCACCATTACTTTGCAAGACTTGACCAGTTGTACCCGCTGTTGTAACCGCTTGTGCTGTACCTGTACCGTAGACAATACCACCAGCAGTAGGTGTAGCAGTAGAGTTTGTACCACCGTTAGCAATAGGCAAAGTGCCTGTAACGTTTGTAGTTAAATTGGCAAACGTGGTTGAAGTTGTACCTGTACCGCCGTTGGCAATAGGTAGTGTGCCTGTAACACCCGTAGCTAAGTTAACTGAAGCTGGCGTAGCCCACGTTGGCGCAGCCGCCCCATTAGAAGTCAAAACCTGACCAGAAGAACCAGCCGCTGTGTTTACGTATTGAGTTCCGTCGCCATACGTTACACTGCCTGCCGTAGGTGTGTTACTACCGTTAATTACTACTGGCATGACTTTATCCTAAAGATTGGATTTGTGCCGCCAACGCATTAAGTTGTGCAAGTAGTTCTTCTTTGGTTGGTGCTGGAGGCGTAATCACTTCAGGTACTGGGCGATTGTCAATAAACTGACCATCCACATAATCCCAATCAATCCCTGCGTTATCTGGCAGCGGAACCCAGCCTTTTTCAGCCGCGTAATCCGCTTCAGCAACTACAGTGTTAACTACTTTTCCGTCTTGAATAATTGCAAAGTTTGCCATTTTTAATCCTTTTATATAACGTATTGAATTGAGATTTGTCCAGCAGTACCGTTGGTTCCACTAACATTTCCAAAGCTGTATCCACCAGCTCCGGGGCCGTTTTGCTGACCAGCTCCAGTAGGAAACCCTCTACCAGATTGTCCGGGTGTACCAGTACTACCAGAACCGGCAGTGTATTGCGCAGTTTGCCCGTTAATATTGTAAATATTTCCACCGGAAGCAGTACCGCCAGCACCTAATTGTGATGGTACACCACTACTCCCGCCACCCGTTGCAGACATTAAAGATGTCCCGCTTCTGACAATTTCACTTGTACCGCCAGCAGTTCCCTGACTACCGAGAGGTTGTCCCCCAGTACCCCCTGCGCCAATAGTTATTGTTAAAACCTGCCCCGCAGACACTGAAAGAGAACCGTAAGCAAAACCGCCGCCTCCAGCCGCAGCGTTTGACGCAATTGCTGATCCGCCACCCCCACCAATTACTTCGCAAAGAATACTCGTGACTCCTGTGGGGATTGTAAAAGTAGTTGATGAAGTGTATGCAGCGGTAACAATAGCCGCACCGCTACCCGTAGTTGCAATAGTTTGATTAGGCCAAGTGCCTGTAATAGCGATATTGCTACCCTGAACAAGAGATGGAGTTGCTGTACCTGTACCACCATTAGCTATAGGTAAAAGTCCTGTTACACCTGTTGTAAGAGGAAGGCCAGTTGCATTAGTTAATGTTGCACTTGCAGGTGTACCAAGAACTGGAGCAACAAGAGTTAATGCCGTACCATTAGTTGTAGCGCCTGTAATACCGCCAAATGAACCTGCATTGTTATATTGAACTTGAGTATTAGAACCGCCCGGCGTTCCGCCACCGCCGCCGCCAGTAGCTGCAATAGTTTGGTTAGGCCATGTGCCTGTGATTGTTACATTGGTGCCTTGAACCAAACTAGGTGTTGCTGTACCCGTACCACCATTTGCCACTGGCAAAAGTCCTGTTACGTTGGTTGTAAGATTGGCGAACGTAGTTGATGTTGTTCCCGTACCGCCGTTGGCGATGGGCAAAGTTCCTGTTACATCTGTGGTCAACACAATAGGGTTGCTAATAACTTTTACAAAGTCTGAGCCGTTCCAAGCAACTAATGCTCTTGTACCAGATGGAATGGTAACGCCAGTTGTAGGGCCAGAGCCGCGAATAACAATAGAGCCTGTACCTGCATTGATAACCACATAGGCTTTACTTTGAGCCGGAGCGGTAATGTTGCGTGTGGTTGCACCATTACTTGCAGTCCACAAAATAATTGCATTACGTGCTTGGTTAGCCGCGCCGTTGGTTGTGCTCAGTGTGACATCAGCATTTGCGCTAAGAGTTGTTGTACCCGCCACCGCAGAGTCAATAAGTGATGTAATGGAGTCATTAACTGTTGTGCCCCATGTACCCGATAAGTCTCCAGTGGTCGGCAATGCTAGACCAAGAAGAGGGGAGAAATTAGTTACTGCCATTTTTATTCCTTAATATTCAATTACGCAGACACCATTAGCGCCATTGTTATAGTTGGGGCTACCGCCAGTGGTGGTTATAATTCCGCCAGCGCCGTATGGCCCTTGCCCAGATCGTGCAAGTGAGGCTCCACCCCAAAATGAAGCACCGGCAGATGGAGCATTTCCGGAGCCGCTAGAACCATAACCCCCCTGAATATTTATAGTTCCTCCAGAGGCTCCCCCTCCGTCTCCCGTTCCCGAACCAGAACTATATCTACCACCACCATTTCCGGTAAAAGTTGTAGCCCCATGTACAGCAGAAGATGTGCCACCATCGGCTGCTTGACCACCTAAACCAATTGTGATTGTTATTGTGTCAGCAGGAGCAACGGTTAAATACCCAATTGCTGTACCCCCCGCACCGCCACCTCCGGGATATCCACTGTTTGTTCCACCGCCACCGCCTGTGACTGTAATTTTTACTTTAGTAATACCGGCTGGTACTGTAAAGCTACCAGATGTTGTACGGACGTTCATTGCAGAAAAACCACCAGCAGGTGTTACCCACGTAGGCGCTGCTGCGCCGTTTGTTTGTAAAACTTGGCCCGCCGTACCCACTGCCAACATCTGTGTTGTACCAGAAGCCGATTGATAAGGAATCGTACCGTTAGAACCCCCTGCGATATTAGTGGCAGTTGTAGCGTTTGTAGCGTTTGTAGCGTTTGTAGCGTTTGTAGCGTTTGTAGCGTTTGTAGCGTTTGTAGCGTTTGTGGCGTTTGTAGCTGTACCGACAGTAATACCACTCAAACTTGTAGCCCCTGTACCGCCAGACCCAACAGGCAACGGTTGAGCTAACGTCATAACTTGATTAGTACCAATTGTGACGGCTGTCGTTGACCCATTTGTTTGTAAAACTAATTCGCCCAATGTATCACCGGTGCTTACTAACGCCGTGCCTGATGTTGTTCCTGCTGCAATCGTACTCATGTGATTCCTTTTTTACAAAACAAGCCAGCGTTGACCACTACCAACTGTTACGGTCACGCCAGAAGCCACAGTAACCGGCCCCACACTTAGTCCGTTATAGCCGCTTGTAACTGTATAGTTAGAAGATATTGTCTGCGCATTTTCAAGAATAACACTAGGGGCTGCTGCCGCAGTTTGGAATGTAGGAGCTACACCCGTACCATTTGATGTAAGCAACTGACCCGCTGTACCATCATTAGTAGACGCCACAGCGTACTCTGCTGGGTAGGTTACAAATACATCTTTTATACCAGCGGAGAGAGACAACGCTGAAGGCTGAGTACCTGCGCTGTTAGATAAAACAGTAGTACGTGCAAGGGTCGTGCCAGAAGAAGTGTAAGTACCAATACCTACTTCCCATTCACCTCCAGTTTGCGATGCAATAGTGTAATAAGTTGTATTCCCATCACCAACTACAGCAAAAGATTGAAACCCCGTGGATGCGCCAGCAAGCGTAATAGTACCCGTACCTGTCGTGGTAGTGGTTTCCTTTACGCGATCTGCTAATACAAGTGCCATAGTATGTCCTTACACAACCATCTCAACGTCAACCCAGTTAGGCGTTTGTGAGTCGTCTATATTTTGCCAGTTTGGAGTCTCACTGTCATCAATTGTTGTCCAATAAAAATAATTCATTGTGCCAACCTGACCTCTAGCTGAAACCCCGCTTAACGCTACCGTCCTGCTTGACCCAACTGACCCAACACTTCCTGTAGCCTGTACGCCGTCTTCAGTTGGGCTATTAGTTTCTGTAACATCACCAACTGCGCCAGTAGCTTCAACACCGGTTAGCGCAACAGTTCTAGTAGTACCTACACTACCAACCAAGCCTGTAGCTACAACACCCGTTTCGGTTGGGCTGTTAGTTTCAGTAACATCACCTACCTCACCAGAAGCCGCCACTCCATTAAGCGCCGCAGATTTGGAGAAGATTATGATGCCCACTGCACCCGCAGCCTCTACACCAGTCAACGCAACTGTGCGGCTAGAAGTTAAGCTACCAACTGCGCCAATAGCTTCAACACCTTGAAGCCCCGCTTCAACACCAGCAACACCAACCGAGCCTTCTTCGCCGTTAGCTTCAACACCAGTCAATGCAACCGTGATAGCTGTGCCAACGCTACCTACCGAGCCTGTAGCTACAACGCCTGTTTCTACAGGCGCATTAGTCTCAGCAACATCGCCTACTGCTCCACTTGCTTCAACACCCGTTAAAGCAACAGTTATGCTAACGGTTACGGTACCTACGTCGCCTACGGCTTGAACCCCAGTCAACGTTTCTGTTTTAGCAAAATCTACTGTACCAACTGCACCTGAAGCTGCCACGCCAGTCAAAGCAATTGTACGTTCTCCAACCGCAACTGTACCTACCTCGCCAGATGCCGTAACCCCTGTTAACTCAACAGAGCTAACTTCCGTGACTGTTCCTACCGCGCCAGATGCCTGAACGCCGGTAAGAGCAACAACTATTGTTTGCCCCGCAAGCGAGGCAAACGGCGCTTCGGCAAATGCGGAGATACCGAACATGGCTACTCCGGTGAGTTACCCCACCGGCCCTATTAGGTTGTAGCCAGACGAATCAAAGCAGTCGAAGTTGTATTCGCAGGCATGGTAAGAGTAAACGTACCAGCAGTAATTGTCTGTGAACCAAAGGTATGGACGCTTACAGCCTTGTCAGCCTGTGTTGAGTTGTAAATTAGCACGGCATCGAATGCCGTAGTCAATGTAACTGACGTGTACGTAATACTGGCTGAAGGCGTAACAAATGCAACGCCCGCAGTAACAGAAGAGTTAGTGGCGGTAGGAGGAGTTCCAAATGTAACTGCAACACCGCCCGCAGAGTAACCAGTACCAGTCACTTCACCCGTAGTTGAATAAGCAGTGGTAGATGCGTTGTACGTAGCCGATGCCAAATACAAAGCGGCTTTAAACGCATCAGTTGCGCCGCTTGCGCGAACGGGGGCAGTACCAAAGTTATGGGTGGCGGTCATTAACTCACCCATAAAACTTGTTGTCATTGCTTGTGTATTTGCCATATTAGGCTCCTTAGTTAAAAGATGCCGCTTCAGCAGCTAGTGTTACAGATTGCTTTAGGGCAACATGAGCAGAGCGGTGAACCAACTCACCATCCAGCCAATACTCAACCCATGTTGTGTACTCATTGTCATTATCAACGAAGCCTTCTTTTTTCTCAAGAAGAGATTCATCCATTTCGCCTTTGGTGGTTGTGACCAATGCCATATTTTCTCCTTATGTGATGCGAATAATCGCGTCTGAACTGTTTGCGGTTGGGAACTGTATTGTAAAAGTAGCCGTTGATGTTTTTGCCGCACCAAAATCTAAAACGCATACAGTTGGGTTAATACCGCCAGACTTATAAATCAAAGCTGCGCTAGCGGTTAAAGCTGCATTCCAAGTTACGTTGGAAAACGAAATAAACGTTGTGTTGTTTGCAGAAGTGGGTACGGCAGAAACAGGTAGTGCTATTCCACCGGCGGAATACCCTGTAGCTACAACTTCATTTGCGCTTGTGTAGATAGCTGTAGTAGGACCCAACGATGCTGAGCCTGTATACAGAGCAATCTTAAATGAGTCAGTAGTGAAGTTATATACTCCATTCATCAGACCCGTTGCAAACGCATCAGTAGCGCCTTGTTGGATAGCCATCAGGTTACCGCCTGTCTATATTGACCAGAACGATATGCATCCTGACGCTCCATACCATCACCCAGGCGTTTAGCCAACGCAAGCGCTTCTACATATTTTTGGTTGTAAAGAGCAATCATGTCAGGCTCGCCTTTCATGAATGTATACGCCTCTACCAAAGAACCATACAAAAGCACGGTATCAAAGTTATCGCCCAGCCATGAAGTACCAGAAGTCACAATAGACTCTGGGTAGTAATAGAAATGCAGTTCCGCCGTGTAATTAGTATTTGGTGTTGGGCCAAGAATGAACGTCAGTTCTGTTGTAATAGTAGCCCCCGATAACGCTGGTCCAAACAGTGCGTAGTATTTAGGAATTCCAACATCTGTCGTAGGATTAGGATACGCCTGACGAATAAAGTTAACGTCTTTGTTTAACAAATACTCGTAGTTACCAGACGCATCTATCACAGCCAAAGAATATGTAGCAAGATAGTCGTTTGGTGCTTGAAGATATTTATTGCCTGACTGGATATTACCCGTCATGTTTTTACGCAGAAACGGAAACTGAACGTTGTTATAGATACGCTGTTCAGCTTGTTGAATAAAGCGGTCAATCTGTTCCTTCGTGGTCTCAATAGCCCCGTCGGCCAGAGTTATATCCGGAAAGTTATTTTCCGTATACGACTCAATAGATGCAACAAGCTGCGTATAGTTCATGCCATCGGGCCTCGTGACATCGTGCCTTTAGTAGCGCATCCAGTACCACGCATTTTGATACCAGTTGTCTTTACATCAGGGTTGTAGCCATCACGGTTAATGTTACCGACAGACATGTTTACAGAGTCTGCGCGAGTAGGCTTAGCACCGCTATAGCCATTACCAAGCTCAACTTTTCCACCAGTCATGGTGTGTGGCGGCGCATAGACTTCGGCGTTGCCGACTTCTTTGCCGCCTTGCTTTTGACTGAATTTAGCCATATTAGCCACCTTTTTTGTATGTGAAGGAAGACTTTTTCTGGTTAGCCACTTTAGCCAAACCACGACCCAGAGATTTCATCTGAGCATTTGTCTTGCCGCCTTTAGCAAACTTAGTCATAGGCTGACCGGGATGCAGCTTTTTCTCGTGCTTATGCACGGCTCCAGCCATCATCTTCTTGTCTTGTTTTAAATCCGCTT